GCTCTTGTTGTCACGGGTGGCGTTGGTGTCAGTGGAAATGTTCATGCGGCTAAATTTATTGGTGATGGTTCGGGTCTTACCAGTGTCCCCACGACATTGGAAGCGGTTACGAGTGGTTCGGGTAACACTACAACCAACCAAATAACAATTTCAAACTCTACCGCGGCGACATCTAAAACGACCGGGGGTCTAATTGTCACGGGTGGCGTTGGTGTCAGTGGAAATGTTCATGCGGCTAAATTTATTGGTGATGGTTCAGGTCTTACCGGCGTGTCACAAACCCTACACCAGGTTACGGGTGGTTCGGGTAACACCACAAGCAATAAAATTTTAATTACAAACGCCGACGACACGTCGGCATCGCCATCTGGCGCTCTTCAGGTAAGAAATGGGGGTCTCTACGTAGCTAAAAATATAAAAACCGACAAGGATTTGATTGTGACGGGGAATCTTACCGTTAATGGCACAACAAGTACATTTAATACTACAACTCTCACAGTTGAAGATAGTCTTATAACAGTCGGTAAAGGAAATACTAGTGGGACAAAAGATGTTGGTCTTATATTTGAAAAACCAAATTCAAATATAGCAATTTTTTATGATACGAGTCTTTCTAAGTTGAGAATATGTGGCTCTGACAATTTTTCGGGTGATATTGTAACGACAAATAATACAGCTATACCAGTTGAAATTACAGGTTCGTTAACGTCAAGTCAGTCAGTAACCTGCCAAACCTCTACCATCCAAAGCACCACCGATTCAGCATCCAATGGTACCGGTGCTCTTGTTGTACAAAGCGGCGGTCTTTACGTGAACAAGAAAATATACGCCGGTGATGACATTACAGCCTTTTCGGATAGGCGTAAAAAATCAAACATCACACGGATTGAAAATGCTCTTGATAAAGTGTGTCAATTGAGTGGATATACGTTTGACTATTTAGATGAACGAAAAACTGGTGTCATTGCACAAGAGGTGAAGGAAGTACTCCCAGAAGCTGTATATGGTTCGGAAGATACTTCATACTCTGTGGCGTATGGTAACCTGGCTGGTATTATCATAGAGGCGATAAAGGAACTAAAAAATGAAATACAAGAATTGAAAAATAACTAATAACATCCTTTTTACCAGGTTTCATAAATCAAACGAGGTAAAAAGTGTAAATTTACTTATCCATAGAATCGGCGAGAGCCAAAATAACAACACCCATGATAAAAGCCATCACGGCGTAATTACATTCAGTTTCTTCAAGCCCTACAGAGGACTTGGGCTTTTCCACCACGACCGTTTCCTGGGGTCGGGTGGGAGGTTCGAGTTCCTCAAGGGGACAATAACCTATCATTATTATACTTTACTTAGAGATTTATTTCCGTTTTCTTCTTTCTTCTGGTCTTCTTGGTCTTTGAGGCCTCTACATTTACCTCTTTGACATCACCCCCAGTAGATTCTCCAGAAATGGAAACAATATCCGAGATATCATCTTCTTCTACAGGTGGAAGCTTTGTGGTTGTAGACGGCATCGAAGTATTCATTGGTGGTGGTGGCATCATAATACCACCCATGAGACTTGATATATCTACACCCGGACCCTGCATTTCATATTCTCCAGTTCCACCAACTGGGGCGTCCATTGCGGGTTGATCGGGGGATCGTGTTGTATTTTGAGCAGCCGCCATCATATTCTTGACAAGATCGGGGTTTTGTTTGAGAACATCGTTCATATTTGGTAAGGCTGTCTTGAACATACTGTTTGTAAGATGGAACATCATAGCTGACCCACCCAACATCATTATAAGTTTTATTTCTGGGGCGACAGCGACCTTAGACCTATACTTAACGTAAAGTTCCTCAAATACCCCATCATAATCATCAACCGACTCCATTACATTCTCACTCCACCCATCAAGCTGGATCTCGAATGGGTTGTATCTTTTATTTAGGAATTCCAGGCCGGTTACACAGGCAACCAACATTCGTCGTGAAAAACGAATAGACTGCTCTACATCAATGCTATATGTAATTCTTCTTACTTCGGAACGCAAATCATCGACATTAGAGTATGCGTTGAGTCGCTTATTTACATTAAATCCCTTCTTCTCAAGCCGAGCTAATTTATTAAGAAGATCAGTTTTCTCTTCCTCGACTGATGTGTACCCCTTCGTTGGCTGCTCGGAATCTTCCCCTCCGCCGCGCATTGGTTCGTCGTCATCAAAAAATGTGGGTTCATCTTCGCCGTAATCCACCTCTTCGTCTTCTTGTGTATGCACTGGTGCAGTTTGTTTGTTTGGATTTACAAATGCATCCATGGGTTCTTGTGGTTGTTGTGGTCTGGGACGCTTTGGGTCAACGGGACGACGCACAGGCTGAGGTTTCGGAACTGATATTTCAATTTCTTCCATCAGGGCCTGTTCATCGGCGTCCAATTTCATCACAGTATTACCACCTCGACTAATGACAATTTCTTCGTCCATCTACTCTCTAATGGGAAACTATTAAATTACCTTTAACGCACTTTAGAAAAAATATATATATAATATAAATGTTCAAGTTCAATCGAACAAACCGTAATGCTATTACAACCATCGTTGTCATCCTGGCAATCATCCTCGTACTTTCTGCGACCAAGAGTGCGTACAGCCCCAGACCAATCACCATCAAGGCCAAGACTGAAAAGTCCATCTTCGGTCTCGATAATAAATTGGAATGTGCGCCCGGTCAGGGCAAGAAGGGTAGTGCTTATACTAAGGGTTTGACCCCGGGTGGACTTTGTGGTGCACAAAAGCTCGTTGATGATTATGCCAGTTATGATATTGAAGATGGAATTGGTGGATCTTTAATCTAAGCTAATATAAAATGGCGTTGATTACTTCACCCACTGGGGTTCCAGATCTCAGTTCAGAATATCACACTATAACCATAGATTCTGTTGGACAAGCAAGTGCCAACACTTTTACATGCCACCTTGACCAGCCTATCCGAAATGTGGTTCAGGCAAGGTTATTGGCAGCCAGTATTCACTCACAAGTGAGTACTGAACAATGTTATATTTCTATTGAAGAACTTGATACGAACTTCAATGACCGTGCATCAAATATTCTCGGGGGTCAATCTGAGATGACAGTTGTTCGCAATTCATTTGCGAGTCTGATAGTTAATGAGACTTCCCACACTGGTGGTGCTGATTCTCTCATTTCCTTTAAGGATGCAGATTATCCAATCGTGACTCAATACATTGACCCAATTCGTAGCATTGATCGTTTCAAGGTTACGATTCGCGACCAAGATGGAAATACCATCAAGAATCCTGCTACCTCAGCCAATAACTTTTTAGTTATTCGCTTTGTGTGTAGAAAACCAAACTTGTAATTTTCTTATATTAAAGTAGTATACAATGTCTTCGGGTATTGTTCAATTAGTGTGTATCGGTGCTCAGGATGAACATATCGTTGGTGATCCTGAGATATCATTTTTTAATTCGACTTTCAAGAGACATTCGAATTTTTCCCAATCTATTGAAAAACAAACTATACACGGTGCTGTCAAAAACAATTCACTCTCAACGATACGCATAGAGAGAAGCGGTGATTTGCTGGGATATACGTATTTTGTAATTGATAACGGATCCAGAGCCGTTGATACAAACGCATGGGAGGATTTAATTGAAAGTGTCCAGTTGGTTATCGGTGGTCAAATTATTGATGAACAGGATTCGTCTTTCTGTGAAAATATTGCAGTTGATATGTTGGCACAAAATGTTTCAAAGAGTTCAATTGGTCCACACCCCGGTGGAAGTACTTCAAACTCATTCTTCTTCCCACTTCGGTTCTTTTTCTGTGAAGGTGCACAATCCGCAATTCCGTTATTGGCTCTTCAATATCATGATGTCGAATTGCGCATTCGTTGGGGGTCAGCTGCTGCGTCACACAATTGGGAATGTTACTCAAACTATTATTACTTAGACAACGAGGAGCGTGGTAATATGGCATCAAGGTCCCGCGATATGCTGATTTACCAAGTTCAGAAGAACATTGGTTCTGCTGAACATATCCAAAGTCTCAATTTTAACCATCCAGTGAAATTCATTGCGAGTTCAAATAACACCGGGTCAAGTCCTCTTGCATCAGAAACAAATAGAATCAAACTCAGTATAAACGGAGTTGATCTAACCGCGTATAGGTGGTCAAGGCCGCATTTTATGGATGTTTCGCAGTATTATCACACAAACTTCGTAACGAGTCCGGATATTTTCATGCACCCATTCTGTTTGACAACGAGCCTACATCAACCAACCGGGTCACTAAATTTTAGTCGCATCGAAAATGCAAAAATACATAGTGAAACTGAAATATTAAATGATACAATTTATGCCGTAAATTACAACATTCTCAGAATTGAGAATGGAATGGCCGGCCTTATATACGCAAATTAAAATCGAATAATATATAAATGGTGAAAGACACTGGTGTGACTCAACCCACAGACAAAATACGTCTAGGACGGTTCACTGGATGTGCACAACCACATAATTCGATTGTCCTCAATGCAACATATGCAAAGATTGACAACATTGAAAATAGCGGACTTTATGTGACACCCATTAGGAATGCAGCAGCCCCCAACTTGCTCGCATATGACCCGGCGACGAAAGAAATCGTAGAGACGGGTGGTCATAAAATTAAAATACCATCCCTAGAGGTGGAAAATCTCGATGTTGTGAATTCAAGAACAGTTGAAAATTATTATACAAGTAATCCAGTTTTCGAAATTGCGAAAGGAAATACTAAAAATGATGTAGATGTTGGAATTGTTATGCGTCGTCGCGGTGGTGACGTTAAGATTCAATTTTCAGAAAAGAATAATTGTTTGGCGATAAACAAAGATACAGATGTGAAAGGTACTGTAAAGGCTAAGATATTCGAGGGAGATGCAGGTCTTCTTTCAAATATTCAAATTAACCAGGAAATCCCCGATACATATGAAAATCTAACCGTGACTAAAAGTCTTAATGCAGATGGAAGTCTTCTTTCGAACATATCTATTAAACAACTAAATGATTTGGAAAATGCGACACTTAATCTAGAATCCCTATATACACAGGGATCTATACATTCATCTAGAGCCATTGTATCTAGTTCAAAGGTAGTGGCACCCATCTTTCAAGGGGATGGTACACATCTCCAAGGTGTAGCTCTTAAGGAAGATCTGGAATCGAACGCGTCCCGCATCGAAAATATTGAAGTCATGGTCCCAGAATTGAAAACCACAACAGATTCATTATTACAAAGAACGAAATCATTATATAAAATAGACTTATTTGAAACTAATTTATCCAATGTCGCAAATAATGTTGAAAATTTATCATATTTACCGACTCGCATTGGGGATGTTGAACAAAAACTAAAAAAGTTTACCAACACCGATAAAAAATTTACAGAAGTCAATAAAAAAATAAAACTTATTGGCGATTCTATCCCAAATGTTTCGCAATTGAGACTAGACGTTTTTCATCTAAATGAGCAAGTTCCAATAATTAAAAAACTTGAAGATGACATAAAAGATATCAAACCAATTAAAGATCAACTATCATCAACTTTTACACATTTCAAGAACGTTTCAAAGGAACTGGAAATGCTTCCCACGTTAGATACAAGAATTCAAAATGTAGAAGAAAAATGTGTATTTAAAGATGATTTGGGTGATATACAAGATGTAGTTAAGAATATCGCAATAAATACCCCAAGGCGTATTAATACTGTGGAAAAAAATACACTAAATCAGATAAGTGATATAAAAAATCAACTTCTTCGTATAGATCCACTTGAAAAACTCATACCAAGTGTCGGAGGTATAGAAACTGAAGTTTTAAATATAAATTGTAAATTGCCTATAATTGATGAGAGAATACAGGTTCTTGAAAATTTTGAAGCTCCTCAAATAACACTTGAAACTGTAATGAAAAATGAAAGTAATACGAGTTGTACAATGATTCTTGAAAACCCTGGGACATCCCTCTCAACTGCGGGGAATGTGGGTTTTGGTACAACAGAAGCCGAGTCAAAAGTTACGATATATGAAACTCCGGATATAGTCTCACCCCTCGGTGAAGTTAGGGCGATTAAAATAAATAAACTCGCCGAAATAAATGCATACACAAAGGCAAATGCCGGTTTAAGTTCTGGACGTCCCGGGGGTATTGTATTTAATACAAAAAGACCAAATGGTCATCTCCAACCGAGCATGACAATAGATGGCAATGGTTCGGTCACCGTGGGTTCGGAAACTGCGCATTCATCAGCAGCATTTGCGGTAAATTCAACGTCTCGCGGGTTGTTACTTCCCCGTATGACGACCACACAGATTGAAAATATAAAAAAACCTGAACCAGGTCTTATGGTTTACGATACCGAAAAGGATACATTTGTTGGATATAAAAAGACGGGTTGGACTGAACTTTGCTAAAATAAAATGACTTGTTATATAAATGGTAAAGAACTTGAATACCATCGAACGTTCCGAACGGATCAGGTTAGGTAAATATACACCCGATGAACAGACCATTAATTCCATTATTATTAATGCATCTTCACAATTGATTGATGCAAATACGAATGGATTTTATGTGGCACCCGTGAGGAAGGATTCAAGTATCACCGCCAATACACTGGTGTATAATGTGGTAACCAAGGAGATCGTTGACTCAGGTGATAATATTAATAAGACATTGGAGGATGTCACGGCCGTGGGTAATACGACACCATATACAACAGAGTTTCAGAACACCAATGCGAGTTTGATTACACATGGACCCGTCGGTATAGGAAATACTTCACCGGTGCATACACTTGATGTGGGATCAAACCTATACGTTGATGATACAGGTTCGAATGTAATGGATGTGACTGGGAATGTGTTTATTTCTGATACACTCCTAGTTGTTGGGAATCTGGAAGTTTTGGGGGATACAACCCTCGTGACACAACAAAACCTTTTAATCGACGATTCGATTGTTGAACTTGGTAAGAATAATTATGAATCGGATACCGCGTTTGATTTGGGTTTTGTCATGACGCGATCAACCGCTGTATCCAACGTGGGTATAGGTTACCGTGAAGCACAAGATGAATTTTTCATTGGATACACGGATAGCAACGCGTACCAACATTACATCACACCGAACGCAGATAACAATGTAAAATTTCATGTGTATGGATCTATTGTAACGGATTCGAACGTAGGTATAGCAAATACCTCACCAGTACACACACTCGATGTGGGGTCAAACCTGTACGTTGATGACACTGCCTCTAATATATTGGTGGTTCACGGGGATACAAAAATTGACGAAACGCTATTTGCGAACAATATTTCAATTTCAAATGATATTAATGCTTCCGGAAATTTGAATGCATTGACAGAATTAAATGTTACCGGAAACGTCTACGCGTCCTCAAATGTTGACGTGTCCAAAGAACTCAATGTGAGTGGTAATGTGTATGCTTCCTCAAATGTGGATATAACCAAAGATCTCAATGTAACTGGGAATGTATACGCAGAATCCGAAATAAATGTAA